AGATGTCGGCCGGAAGTTTGTGTGATCCCCAACGACTGATGCAAACACTGTGGCGGGTCTTGATGCACTGCCGCCAAAATACAGCCGGCCTTCATGGAAAGAACAGGTGCGCGGCCAGCCACGGGTATTGGACCAGACATCTTCATACCCTAGATCATATTCGATATCCTCATTGGCGATTGGATCGGTGTTGGCAAAGGGTATCTCAACCACACAGTCAACAACGGTAAGGGATTGAAAGCCAACAATCCGGGCGCGACCAAAGCCCTTGCCAGCAGAAGCGGCATGTCCTGTGCTACCAAAATTGCCGCTTGTTTCTTTGAGCTGAATGAATTGGTGCAGCTTATCATGCTGTTGAAATACGTTGCCATCTGCGGTGATCGTGATGTTTCCATCGACAGCACTGGGCGTGAATGTGTTCCCGGCTGTGGCGCTACCTATTGAGCTGGTCGATGCTACGAACTGAACCTTGGGTATGGTCAGTGACAAGGCAGTGGCTGACCAGGTCGTGTTGTTGGCACCGCGCTGGATCTGAAACGGGGCAAAGTTTTCATGACAAATGATTAGCGTGTCGGCGCTCTGCGTAAAATAGAGCTTGTCCATGTCGAAGTTTGACACGACGTATAGCGTACCAACCGAATAGTCGAGGTAGTCATTACCAGAGCCGTTGATGTTGGTCAGCAGTGTCTGATTGGCAAAGAACCGAAACCGGATGGTCGAAGTCGTGTTCTGCGCCGAGGCCACGATCATGAAGTTTTGTGTTGTCGAGAACTCAAACGGGATCAGGACCGAACCATTGCCGGGATTATCAGCCGTCAGGTCTGCCACAAAGCGAAGGCCGGGACGACGGGCAAAACCGCCTTGCGGCTCAAACACCACATTGTCGGCAGTTTCTACAGATGAGTAGTATTGCTGCAAGTCGATCCGGCCGCGCAGCAACGGGTCCAGCTCACCGATGGTAAAGTTTGCTTGATATTGCTGTACCCGGCTCATCGTACATCCGTCAGTAGATAATCACCCACAACCGAGGGGGTCTGACCGCCGGCATCAATGTTTGCCGCCTGACGGAAATACCCACCTCGGAAGTTTTCAGCGACAGTGCCAAGAGCGATGCTGCGCCAATATTCGGACTTGGTTGTCTGATCTGTTATTACCTCGGCCAGGTGCCAAGCCATCTGATAGGCCAAGAGCTGCACGAAGTAGGTCGGCATCAAGCCTTCCGATACCGCCTTCTGGTAATCAATATGTATTTCAGTCGCGTTCGTAATGAGCACTGCGCCGCCTGATGGTGACTGTGCGATCTCCCAGATCTTGAAGATGGCAGCGCCAGCCGCGGAGCTGGTCCGAACAGCGCGGGGTACGCCGGTCACCATGTCATTTGGCAGCAGGAACTGATTGTCGTATTCCGAGTTGGGAACGACGGTGTCCTTCGTGAGCTGCTGCTTGGCGATGGTGAAGCTCCACGGGTACATCCCGAATGTCTGAAACTTTACTTCCTTATAAATGGTATTGGCGGCAATCGCCGCTGGTGTGCCGTCACTGAGTGAGGTGATCGCTTCAGCTCCTAGCAGTAACAAAGCCTTGTTACAGATGCTGACATCGGTATCGCCAACGGCCATCTAAACCTCCAACAGAGAAGGGGGCCGGCGAACCGGCCCCGCTCGTTTAGTCACTATCGGTTTGGGCGATAGTCGTTCCGTCAGATACGTCCACGACGCCGGACGCATTCGATACCACCGTGTGGATCGATGACGCCAGAGTGCCGCCGGTGGAGGTTACCGAGATGATAACATCACCGACTGATACATCTTCAGACACATCATTGAAGTATGCGGCGGTATTGAGTGTCGCCACGGTGTCTGTCGTTGTGTAAGTGAACAACTGAGGTGCGGTGCCTTTTTTAGACTGACCGCCGATAGGGTTCCAACCCGCTCTTGCAAATGCCATGATCAGTCCTCCTAGCTTTCATCCATTACGACATCAACGATACCGTCAACATCAATCGCCACAGCGCCCATTGACAGCATCGCTGTCACCAGGAATGACGTTTTCTGAGGTATGTAGTTGATCTCTGTTTTCGGTGCGATGCCCACAGCCACACCCAGTGCGCTACGATGGAACGCAAAGCCGGTGCGGTCATTGGTGGACAGCGGCAAGCCGCCTTCATCTCGATCACCCACAATGTGGAACTGGAAGCCCATCATCGTGTTGATGTTGCCTTGCACCAAAGCTTGCAGCGTCTGGAAGTCGCTCGAAATCGCGCGCTCATCACCCAGCAATCCGGCCAGGTTATTGGCGTGAATCACAAAGTGGCGATCCGTAGGCGGCACGTTCTTCGCATCCAGTGCCTTCTTGGCAGCGATAATCTTACCGACGTTCAGATTGGATGCAGCAGCCGAGCCACTGGTGACCACGGTCTTGGCAACAGAAGAGCCAGCAGATGCAGCATTTAGGGCATCAATGATGATCTGGTCTTCACGCCGGCCGATGGCATTACCTACGACTTGTGCCAGCTCCTGGCGCTCATCGAAGTTGACCTTGGCCTGATTAAAGACATCCGAATATTCAGCAGCCACAAAGTCAGAAAGCTGACAGCTTACCTGGCTGAAACTGGCATTGATCGGCACGACATCGGTCTGGGGTGTACGGACTGACGCCTGACCTTTACCGACTTTCGGGAACTTGACGGTATCACCGACAACACCCGTGCGCGTCCGGGCAGCACCGCGAAGCACGGCAGCAGACTGATAAGCCTGATGCACTTCTGCCTCGAATAGCTGGACAAACGCTGGAGATAGATTTGTTGACATGATTGTCACTCCAAAGGTTGAACACACAAGATTTTTGCCTTGCGGGTTGTCGGGAGTGATCCCGGCCCTGGCTTACGCGAACGTCGCGCACGGTGGATTTCTCCACGCCAGACCGGCCCTGTCGGGTTATCAGTCGATCCAGATATGACACACAACCTGGGTGTTGTAAATACTCCTGCCGCTACATTTGGTGTTTGCACAAAAAGAAAGGGCCGAAGCCCTCTGAGTTGCCACAGGAGTGACAGGGAGAAATTAGCCTGGATATCGGCGCTGAAAGGCTTGTTCGACCTTCCGGGTATATGCCGGATCATTTCCGTATCGCGCATCTGCCATTTCGCTGGCCATGCGGTTTTTGAAGTCGTCTTCGCTCTCGCCGGCATCAGTGACATCATTGACCGGCATTTTTGCCAGATCACCTGTCATGGCGCGGACCTTCTGCATTAGAACCTGACCCGTGGCGGTGCCGCCCCAGACGTTTAGCTCTTCGCGCATTTCTTCAGATATGATGCCTTTGCGAAGCAGACCGTCAGCCCAGCCGATATTCGACTGGATGATTTCCTTGGCTGTCGGGCCAAGCGCAGCCATTTCATTTTCTACGTTGACTTGCATTTCAGCGCCGGCCTCACCAGCAATGCCGGTGATTGTTTCGGCCAGCTCGGAGAACGCCGCCTGATTGATGCCGTACTTTTGCGCCCATTGCAGATAGCTACTGACCACCGGATCTTCGGCGTCATAGCCGGCCTCGGTCAGCATTGATGTATCATAGTTGCCATCTTCAGGGGGTTTGTGTTCGCCGTGATGAAACTTAGATTCCAGCTCCTTCTGGCTTTTGACCATGCCCTCTAGGTCAGGGCCGTCCTTTTCATCCCAGTGTTTGTCAGGAAACCAATCTGGCCGCTCATAGATGATATCTTCATCATCGTCCGCGGCTGCCTCTTGCTCGGCACCTTCCTGGTGCGGCATCGCTTCGGGTTCTTGATTAGCCTCTTCTTCAAGAGCTACGCTGGCCATCAGGCCGTCAGGAGCCGGTGCTGCTTCCGGTTGTTCCTGGGGCTGCTGGTTATCATCCTGGCTCATTGGCTCGTTTCATCCTCTGTTCTATTTCGCGGTAGATGCTGTTCTGACCTTCACGGGCATAGCCAAATGATGGCTCGGCCCCCGGCACCCAGGCCGGTTGGTCCACGGTGATTGCCTTGAGGTGGGCCAGCACTTTCTTGCCGGCTTCTGTCTCAAAGGTCCGTTTGAAAATAATGTCTAGATCGCGCTGTAGGTTTACGTCATGGATGATGATGGGTGCTTCGTCAGTCTCCAGGCCATCCCATCCGGGAGCATTGATCGACCTGATCTTGTCAGCTTGGCTCATTCAGCGGCCTCCTGCATCGGCAGCTCGACGCCTTGCGCCTGGGCTGCGGCCTGGGCGGCTTGCATCATCTGCTGCTGGATTTGTTGGCGCTCTTGCGGTGTGGTTCGCAGTGAGGCCGGGATGCCGAGCTGGTCAGCCACATAATCACCGATGGCATCCATCTTGATCAGCGTCTGGCCCATAGGTCCGAGCTGCTGGGCGATCTGCATGAACTGCAAGACCTCGTTCAGTTTCTCCGCATTGTTGGCCATAGCTAGTGGGCTAATCGGAACTACGGTCACTTCCAACCCGTTTACCTTCAGCGGCAGATCTATCATGCCCATTTCGTCCATCAGCTCTAGCGTCCGGCGTACAATCGGAAACATGGTTTCAGATATCAGACGGCCAAAGGCACTGCCTAGGTTCTGGGACAGCTCGGACAGCTTGGCATTGATCTCGGTGGCAGACCGGGCGCTCATGTTCTCCGGCGCTAGGCTTTCATCCAGCAGCGTCTTCTTGATGTTGGTGCGAAGATCATTGCTGACAATCTGCGAAAGGTTGGCATCACCGGAACGGGGCAGGGGTGCCAGTGACGGGCCGCGCGGACCACCATTGGAGCTGACGCCGATGACTGCGCCCGGAATGATGCTGATGGTCTGCGGGTTCAGGACGCCATCATCAACCGCTGTAAACACACCGCCGATAGATATGCTGGCGTTCTTCAGTGTCAGCTCGACCACCTTGTTCAGCGTCTTGATATCCGGCAGCGCATAGAGAACCGGCCCCCGGCCATATCTCTCGTTGGACGCCTTCATGTAGCGGCTGATCACCCACGGGAAGCTTTTGAGCTGGCGGTGAAGAATCCTGTCATCGCCGTCATAGGTCATCACGCAATAGTGGATCACACCATCGATTGTGTAGGTGGCTTCCAGCAGCTCGACGCTCTCGGTGGGGTCATCTTGGTATTTCTGGATCATGCTGTCCGGGATTTCGGCGTCCGGGAACTCAAGCTGGATCAGCCGGTAGGGGCGCTTGAACCGGCGATAGACCGTGTCCACCGAGCCGTTTGGCCCTTCTTCAAAGGTAATGTGATAGGACGGGATCGCGGTATAGCGGATCGGCGTGACATCATCACCGGGCTGGATCAGCATGACGGCCGTACCGACTGCCAGGTCCAGCAGGAACTCGCCCATCGCCAGGTCAAAGCCGGACTGATTCATGATCGCAAACATACGCTGCGAATAGAAATCTAGCGCCTGTTGCGCCTCGACCTTTCGGTCTGCCGGTATTTCGTTGCCCGGTTCTAGCCGGCACCAGGACCGCTGCGGAGGAAACAGACTGGACTGGATACGGTTTGCGAACCGGGCTGTGCTGTGGATGGCGGTGCTGTCGAAGACCCGCTTCATCTTGTTCTGACCGGGAACGTCGCCTTCATAGTAGCCATCGTAGAGATTTCGCATGGGAAGCGCGTATTCGTAGGCTTCCTCATAGATTGATCGCCATTGCTCTTTGTGCGTCTGAGCTTTCTTGTAGCGGCGCTTTATTTCTCTGACTTCTAGCATTTCACGCCTTCTTGTGTCGGTTGGCGAAGTTTCGGGCGGCCTCTACGCTGCCGAAGCCCCAGGCTTTGAGAGCCAGCGCCTTGCGGGTCGGCCGGCCTTTGTCGTCCTTCATCGGGCCTTTCATGCCAGCAAACCTAGCCGCAAACGAAACCCGGCGCGGCGAGGTGCCAGATGATATGGGGCGCTTGAGATTGGAGCCTTCCGTCTTCTTGAAATGCTTGCGCCCCGCCTCATTCAACCCGCCGCTGGGGTTTTGGAAGCGTTTAGCTACCATACGACTTAGCCGCCGCCTTCTTCTTGCCCACCTTCTTCATCGTCATCTTGCGAAGCTTGTTCGTCTTGCTGTCCATCTTCTTGGCCATCGGCCTCTTGTGTCCCGGCATCATCAGGCTCCCTATAGCGCGGGTTGCGAATAAATCGGCGCATCAGCCCCTCGGGTTGCGTCCAGCGCCCAGATTGCTTTGTAAGACATCCCGGCTGCCATCGACCACGACGCCCGGTGCCATGAGGTTGGTCCTCATGCCGGCACCCCGGCGGGATCTGTTTCTGGCACGAATGCGCCGACCCGTTTCTCGCTCTTCTCTGGCGACAGCCTCTTCCTGCTGGTCCAAGTTTTCTTCAATCTGTGGCGGGGGCGGCGGCGGCGGTGATGGCCGGCTGAAAAGATTACCCATCGAAATACCTCGCATACATCCAGTAGTCTGAACCATCTGGCCCGTAATGTTTCAACAAGCCCTCTCTCTGAAAATAACAGCGTTGCGCCCAGCGATCAGCCCGAACATTGCCCGAATGAACCGTGAACTGTAGCCGTTTCGTTCCCAGTTTCGCAGCGGCATGCTCAAAGAATGCCAATGATCCGCGATGCAGGGCGACAGTCTTTCGATCAATCCGGGGCGAGGGGATCAGCCACATCTCGCAGTTACCCGGCCAGAGCTGGAAGATACCGAACTGCGCCGTGATCTCGCCGTCACAGATGACACTGTAGGCATGACCAGCCGCTGCATAGGCTTTCAGATATTCCTTGTAGCCGTTCATCAGATCGATGTTGGCCCGGTCAAACTCATTCAGCTCGGCATGGTACAAGTGATAGACCGACCACGGCACAATCCGATTGTGCGGCCAGTCCATCCGCATGACGGCGTTCAGCTCATCAACCGAAAACATCGAAGTCCAAGACCTTGGCCTGTACCGGCTTGCCGCCCATAGGCTGCACCCGTTTCGTCATGATCTTATGCTCGGACCCCAGTAAACAATAACCGGCAGCATCCCCGACGTGAGAGTGCTCGTTCTTGTTGGGGCTGTCCTTGAATCGCTCCTGGCCGGCACCAATCGCCACCCGTTTGAAGTGGTAGCCACCGCCGAGGCTCTTACGCAGTCGCATGCATTTACGATCAATCATGAAGCCCGGCTTGCCTTCAATCAGCCGGCCCATAGGTATCGCC